ATGGCAAATGAACTAAATAAATTGAGTGATAAAAAGGTTAAAGCCCTTTATGGCAAGCCTGTATCTAAAATTGAGTTCGTAGCTGATGGAGCAGGGCTTAGTGCTAAGGTATCTGTTGCTGGTGGCGTAAGTTGGATTTTCACCTATAGATTAGATGGTAAGAAGTTAAACCGTCTAACGCTAGGTCGCTACCCTGATATGAGTTTAAAAGAAGCTAGGGAACTACGAGATAAATGTCGTAATTGGTTAGCATCGGGGAAAGACCCAAAGTTACAACTAAATCTTGATGTTCAATCCTCCTTGAAACCAGTAACTGTTAAAGATGCTTTAGAATATTGGATTGAAAACTATGCTAAAGACAACAGGGCTAATGTTGTTCGGCACATAGCGCAGCTAGAGAAGCACATTTACCCTTATATTGGTGAAATGGCTTTAAGTGACTGTGAAACTCGCTACTGGCTCAAATGTTTTGACCGAGCACGAAAAGAATCTCCGGTTGCAACTGGCTATATATTTCAAATGTGCAAACAGGCATTAAAATTTTGTAGAGTTAGACGATATGCAATTAGTAGCGCACTAGATGATTTAACTATTCCTGATGTAGGAAAAAAACAAAATAAAAGAGATAGAGTATTAACTGATGATGAATTAGGTCAGTTATGGAAATCCGCCAATGAGAAAAAGCACATTACTTATTATAATTACTTAATAAGAATATTAATTGTTTTTGGTTGTCGTTCTCATGAGGCTAGATTATCAGAATGGAAAGAGTGGGATTTTAACAATTGGCTTTGGACTGTGCCAAGAGAACATACAAAAACAGATGAAAAAATAATTCGCCCTATTCCTGTTTTTATCAGGGAGTTTATTAATGAATTATATAGCCTAAATAAAAATACAGGTTATTTGCTGGGTGAGTTAAAAAATCCCGAAACTATTTCCCAATTTGGGCGCATACTATGGAAGAAGTTTGAACATTCAGAGCCTTGGACTTTCCATGATTTAAGGCGAACATTTGCAACTAAGTTAAATGATATGGGAATATCTCCTCATATTGTAGAGCAATTACTAGGGCACTCATTGCCGGGTATCATGGCAATTTATAACAGGAGCCAGTATCTACCTGAAAAACTTGATGCTTTGAATAAGTGGTGTGAGCGAGTAGATATACTAGCTGGAAATCATGAGAATGTAGTTTTAATCAACATCAAAAGGGCTTAAACTCACTCTGTGAGACTAGGTAGGCCAACCGAAAAGCAAGAAACCCTACTTGCCTGTCTCACTAATTCTTAGGGCGTTATGGGTGACGCTATGTTGATTAAAGATAAAAATGATTTACCGCAATACTTTGATATAAATAAATATAAGCTTTTTGAATCATTAGGCGATAGAGAGTTTTTTAATCAGCTCTTATTACGGCATTATATGGTAGCCGATTATGACGAGTGGATGGATGAAAATGATTTAAAAATAATAATGTCGAAACCTGTAGATGAAAGAATATATAGCGAGGATGCTTTCGTTGGAGTTGATTTTATTGATACTGATGAAAGTAATAGTAAAGAGTTATCGATGAAAAGGTTAAACTCAACAATGATAATTCAACCACTGCAGAGACATGATGCTTTCAAAATATCTCACTCTAAAAATATTTTTGATAATCATGATGAATCAAACAGTATTGAATTAGGTGATAGTATTAATTTAATTGATGATTTTGAAAATGATTTTTTCCTAAAAATAGATTTACGTTATCCAGATGATTTTTTAATTGATGACTTTTCATCTTTATTATCATCTTGGCGTAAAAAATTGAATATCCCAGACCCAAAGAATGAAGTAGCAGTAAACTCATGGACGATAGCAAAAAGTAAAGTAATCAGATATGGAATATTTCCCTACGCAGATTTGTTTTGTTGGCAAAAATTACTGGAAACAAAATTACTGATAATGTGATTGCTAATACCATTTTTCCCAGTGGAACTGTAGGCGAGAAGAGGTTAAATGAAACCATTAAACCCTTTTTCGAAAAAAATCTTGCAAATTTTTCGTTGGAAAAATTCGAGAGAGAAATCAGGAATAGATTAATAGAACAAAAAATAGATGTAAAAAATGAATTTTTTTATTCTGATGTAATAGTAGATCTAAACATACAAAATACCCTCACGAAAACACAAATACAGTGAGGGTTACATGACAAAACAATTCTTAACACCAACACCAGAAGAGCGTCGCTCTATCCTTTCTGAGTATGGCGAACAATATGACCGCCTGATCCGTGAAAAAGATCGTCAACGTATTACATCTATTTCACGCACTACAGCTTACACACTAGAAAAAGCAAATAAATTTCCTGCCAGAAAACCATTAGGCCGTAATTCCTGTGCATGGCTACTTAGCGACTTACTTTTATGGGTTCACAATCCACCATTAGTCGAAGATATCAATAACCCATATAGCCGTAAGAAAAAAGAAACTGCAGATCAGGAATAAATAATATGAAAAAGAAAAATAACAGCTTAATTGCTGGCGGTTTCGCTCACTCTAAATTCAGTGAAGAGACTATTTTAAATATTAACTCAGATGATATTTCCGTTATTCGATTTGAGGGGGTAGAGGTACGGATAGTTAAAATTAATAATGATCCGTGGTTCGTTGCTAAGGATGTTTGTGATGCACTAGGAATTACTAACCCTAGTAAGGCATTAAATGCTTTAGATTTGGATGAAAAAAATACTGTAACTTTAAGTTATGGTATTCAGGGAAATCCGAACAGGCAGGTTATAGCAGAGTCTGGTTTCTATAAACTAATTGCCCGTAGCCGTAAGGCGACTACTAAAGGTACATTCGCGCACCGTTTCACTAACTGGGTATTCAGGGATGTTATTCCATCTATCCGTAAAACTGGCGCGTATGGTGTTCCATTTGGTGAATTGAATGATTTAACCAAACGTCAGCAGCAATACAAAATTACATCATCTCAACATGGTCGAGATCTTCAATCATGCAAGCAAAAGAAAGCTGATTTACAGCGTGAAGAATCGGAACTATGGAAAAAGTACCAGCCTGATTTACTTCATGGGGAGGTGATTTGATGATTATAGCAAATAAAAAAGGTAGCACTGCGAATGCTACCTCTTCAAACAACAACTTTATAAATCATTGTGCCAATGACAATAGCGATAATAACGCAAATTTATTCAATATCCTAGTTCAGCGACGATTGATTGTTAATTATTCGCCTGATTGCTTGGCTTTTCGTTGTCTGCGCTTAATTTCTTCGCGCATTGCAGTAACAATGAACTGGGCGTCACTTTCATCATCGTGTTTCAATGCTTCCATGGCTTCTAGTACATCAAGCGGTACTCTGGCTGTTTTTTGGCGAGATTTATTGTTTAGCGTTCCTGTAGCCATTGTTTACTCCTTATTTTTAAAGTGGGAGTCATTATACCTATTTTTAGCAAATGAAAAACACTTGAAGTGCAAGTCACTTGATAGTAAAGTGCAAGTCACCTTGTTTTTTTTAGGTTCAAAAATAACAAAGCCCCGTCAGTGCTCGAACACTAACAGGGCTTCTAACCACAATGTTAAACGGAGTAACACTATGGCTATGTATAAGTCTACCCAAACTCACCCTAAATTCCTATGGCGTTTTTTCTCATGCCAGCAATTTAAATACTTCTTGGTTGAAGCTGCTAACGAACAAGAAGCCCGTTCTATGTTGCCTGATTCCCCTTGCTTATTTTCCGCTCGTATTCGTCAGGGGGTGACTCATGGCTAAGCAAGCTATAAATAGAATGGGGGATCACCCTCAATTTCAAGCCCTGCGAGACAGAATAAGCCAAGTAGCCGCCATTTTAACCGCGATTGAGTACGGCTCTGACGCTGAAATGACTTATCCCGATGTATCAGCCGCTTTAGCGGGCTGTAATATCCTGTTAGGTAATGCAACTGAAAAACTGGAATTGCTTGATGAACTGGAGGTGAACCATGCGTAACCCTCAACCTAATGAGTTCTACACGCATAAAAATGGCGACACGGTGAAAGTGTTATCGGTGCAATTTAACCGCATCACCTTTATTCGCGTGGGGTATTTCTGCCCTGTCGTTATGTCTGCAAACCAGTTCAGCAAAGAATACACCTATGCAGGGAGGGCTTAATCATGTCTGATATTTATAATGTTGTTCTGCGTAATGATCTGGATAAGCTCAGCACAGACGAATTAAAAGAAATGGTTATGCATGCAGAGGAAGCCTCTGAGGGAATTACAAAAGCCTTAAAAACCGTTGGCCAATTAACCTTTCATTCATTAAATGACGAAGGGTATACGGAAATAAATGCAAGGGAGCATCTCAGCGGGTTAAGTAATTTATTGATGTATTTACCTCGTATCATGTGTGGCATACAGCAAAACTCAGCCACTGCACAATTTGAAATCAGCCGTCGTGAGGGGAACGAATAATGATCAGTAAATTACAATTTAACCAATTAACTGAAAAGTTCACCAATATGAAGCGCGTTTGATTGAACTGGAACAAGCCATTGCCGCTATGCAACGTAAACAGACTATTCCCGAGGGTATGGGACCATTAACTACTCTTGCGGCTGAAATGGGGCTATCCACCAGCAAGGCGGAACTATTGGCAAAAAATTGTGGTGTGCTGGTGGTACGTCAAGGTAATCAATTAATTGTTAACGAGGCTAAATTCAGAGAAGCGGCAACCATTATTATCAAAGGGGCTAAGCGTAAAATTGGCAGTAAATACTGGTTTCATCCGTTAATCGGTAAATTCACCATGTCCAGCGGGGTGAAAAAATGAGTATAGCCGGACATAAAAAACTACCTGAATGGTCTGATTCCTTATTTGCTACGGTTTATTTATGGGTGAAAAGAGGCACGCCACCACAAAAAGCCGATACAGACGCTTCAATTATACGTTACCCGCAAAATCACCGTTTAAATGCTTTAGCGGTTTGTATGCGTTCTTTGGTGATGGATGGGGATATCACGCCTGATTGGTTTATTGAGCAAGGTTATCAATCAGCTAAACATCCAGATAAAGCCGAAGAAAAGCGGAAATGCCTTGTCTTAGAACACATCAGCGAAAGCGAGTTACTAAAAGTATTATCGGATACAGCTCGAGCTGATTATTTATGGCCACACGAATATGAGCAGCCAAAAGAAGTTATTGATCCTAATCGGTTGGGTGATGGTACGCGTATCACTAATGAAGATGTTGAACTACTTGATGAAGTCAATAAAACCTATACGCATGTTTATGCGTTTGGTGATCATCACGTAGTCAGTATGCGCCCAAATCCTGTAACAGGGGAAACACACTGTTTTCAAACATTGAATTCATTCAGAAATAATTTTCTCGATCAGGGGCGTGTTGCGGCTCGTCGTTTGGGGGAGGCATGGCTTAATTGGCCGGGGCATTCAAAACTGTTAGGTGGTGTGGGTTTTTACCCCAATCCTGAGAATTGCCCGAGAGAAGTCTATAACCTGTACACCGGGTTGAGTGTTGAAGCCGTTGCAGGTGATGTGACACCTTACCTTGAACATTTAGAAAAAGTGATTTGTGCAGGGATAGTGAAACCTATCAATACCTTATTGGTTGGTTAGCTCATTTGTTCCAAAAGCCGGAAGAAAAGCCCTCTGTTGCCATTGTGATGAAATCCATAGAGGGAACCGGTAAGGGGTCAATGGTTCGCCCACTATTAGAAATATTAGGGATGTACGCTATTCAAGTGAATGGTTCCGGTCAAATAGCCGGACGCTTTAACAGTACCATAGCCAATAAGTTATTTGTGTTTGTGGATGAAGCTGATTTAACGGATGGGCGCACAGCGGAAAAGCTAAAGGCAATTATCAGTGAGGAAACCGTTAACTTAGAGCGAAAAGGTAAAGATCCCGAAATCATGCCGAACTATGCTCGTTTTATTTTTGCCAGTAACCGCGACAGGGTCATTAATGCTGGGTTACGGGAAAGGCGTTACCTTGTGTTAGAACCCGATATTATTTATGCACAAAACAAAGGCTATTTTGACCGTTTACACCAGTGGATAAATGACAATGGCGCACAGAAGTTATTGGCCTGGTTATTATCGTATGACTTAGCACACTTTGATCCAAGACGTGCACCCGTTACCGCCGCATTAGTGGAAGAAAAACTAGCCAGTATGCCGCCTGTCTATCAATTCTTCTACAGCGAGTTATGGAGCCAGCAGCCGTTTAAATCCCAAAATAGAATTTATGCTACTGAGCTGGTGGACTCTTTTATGCTTTGGAGTGAGGCCAACGGAGAAAATATAAAGCCGCCTGCAGCGCGTTCCACTGTTGGGCGAATTATGAGGACGTTGGGGATTCAAGTTGCTGGACGTTCTGATAGAGGAAATGGGCGATATTATGATCTCCCTGCTATCGATGAAATAAAAGCCTCGTTTGCGGCAATATTGGGGGAAAAGACTGAAAAGCTATTTACATAACACATGCACAAGCAATTTGCTGTACCACCTAACCCAATATCAATGATACACCGATAAATAAAGGCTTTAAGGGTGGTATAGCAAAAGGTATAGGTAAAATTATAGCTAGCCCACCTATACATAAATCGGTATAGGTGGGCTAGGTTAATAAATAATCAAACCACATTGAAAACCACCTTAATTATTTGTTTTAAAATGAATTATTACTAGGTGGTACTGGTGGGATAGCAAAAGTAGCGATTTTACTAGAAAGAATCATTTAGAGTGAATAATAACCAATATAGGATTAAGAATATGAACGATATGACAACATTACGTAATGAATATTTAGATGATCGTCAAATTGATAGTTTAGAAACCATGTCACTTGAAGAATATAAGTATCATGTAGAAAGGGATCACTTTTTGTTTGTTGAGGGGCATGGATTTTTAGTGGATGATTTTACAGGTCGCCCTTTTGCTAAAAGCCAAGAGCAGCTAGATATTTTTATTACTTACCTGCAAGAAATGCGCGAAAAAATGCCAAAGCATGATAAACGGTATCGTTAAAGGTAAAGTTATGTAAATTAACATTACTCATGTTTTCGGATGCTTACTGCATCATACTTGGGGTGTTTTCTTTAAATTTTTCAGATATATATTAAGAAGTGGCACTCAGACGTGAGCCGCCACTTGACCGTTTAATCCTTGCTCCTCAGACAGGCATCTCCAGTTAAACGGTCTCCCCCTTCTCGAGCTGGTTTCACGTCTTAACATTTTATTGTTTACGGAAACCACTTCATGAAAAAACTTATCGAATTACGCCAACAAAAGGCAATCCTCACAGAGCAAATGCGCTCATTGCTTACCAAAGCAGAAACCGAAAAACGCTCACTCACCGAAGATGAAGCGAAAAACTTTGATGAATTGCGTAGTCAGTCGGAATCCCTCAATACTGAAATTGCCCGCTATGAAGCAATTGCAGATGAAGAACGCAGTCAAGCAGGTAAACAGATATTAGGTGATAAAACCGTCAGTAATGATGAATTACGTCATTATATCCTGACAGGGGAAACCCGTACTTTATCGACAGGGGTTCCGGCTGATGGTGGCTATACCGTTATTCCTGAGCTGAATAAGCAAATTATGCAGCAATTAACCGATGATTCGGTGATGCGTAAAATTTGTACCATCAAAACCACTCACAGCAACGAATATAAACAATTAGTCTCTGTCGGTGGGGCAAAGGTCAATCACGGTGAAGAAGGTCAAGCCCGTACCGAAACTGGCACACCAAAACTAGAAGAAGTCAGTATCAAACTATTTCCTATCTATGCCTATCCAAAACCACCCAAGAAATTATTGATTTTAGTGATGTTGATATTCTGGGCTGGTTAAGCACTGAAATTGGCGACACATTTGTTGATACCGAAGAAACGGATCTTGTCGCGGGTGACGGTACGAAAAAAGCAAAAGGTTTCTTAGCCTACCCTCGTGAAGCCAAAGCCGATAAAGATCGCGCATTTGGCACATTGGAAAAACTCGACGTTGCCGCTATTGAAGCCGATAGCTTGATTGACCTGAAATTTAAATTACGTGCGAAATACCGTAAAAATGCCGTTTGGGTGATGAATTCCAATACTGCCGCTAAAGTGCAGAAGCTGAAAAATGGCAATGGGGATTATATCTGGCGTGACCGTTTACAGTCTGGCGATCCTGATACCTTGTTAGGCTTGTCAGTTCATTACCTCGAAAACATGGATGATGATGTGATTGCATTGGGTGACTTTAAACGGGGTTACTTCATTGTGGATCATGAAACAGGTACGCGCACTCGTCCTGACAATATTACTGAGCCGGGCTTTATCAAAGTTCACACCGATAAATATTTAGGGGGTGGGCTGGTGGATTCTAACGCGATTAAGGTGTTGGAAGTCAAAGCAGCCGGTAAATAACCAAGGGGGCGTTAAGCCCCTTTCTTGTCAGGAATACCTATGAAAAATACCGATTTAGAAATTCGTACCGCGACCCTTTCAGCCAGTGATAAAAAGCTGGTGGGCTATGTTATTAAGTGGAATAGCCGTTCTCATGTGCTTTGGGATGAATTTGTTGAACAGTTTGCACAAAATGCCTTTAGCAACAATTTATCCAGTGGTGCTGATGTTCGCGCACTTTATGAACATGATTATACCAACTTATTAGGTCGTACCACTTCTGGCACATTACAACTCACCGAAGATGCGACAGGGTTACGTTTTGAGTTAACCCCACCCGATACACAATTAGGGCGTGATGTGCTCACGTTGGTTGAACGGGGTGATATTGACGGCATGAGCTTTGGTTTTCGAGCAATTAAAGATCAGTGGGATATTAGTCAAGAGCCGTATGTCCGTACTGTTTTAGAGGCCGAATTACGCGAAATCACGATCACCAGTTTACCTGCTTACCCTGATAGTGGGGTAGAGATTGCTAAACGTTCATTAACGACTACGAAGCCCCAATCCCCTGATTTGAGGGAAAAATGGTTGTCATTATCTGAGGTGGAATAATGTGGCCATTCAAACGTAAACCCACTGAAGCCCGTAGTATGAGTATTGATGAATTTCTCTCACTGGCGGGAATATCGAATACCAATTCCGGTGAACATGTTAGCTCGTCAACCGCTGAAGGGCTACCTGCCGTGATGAATGCGGTCACGGTGATTAGTGAAGCGATTGCCTCGATGCCGTGTTTTTGTATCGCGTCCACAATGACAAAGGGCGAGAGTCAAGGGAGTGGTTAAGTGATCATCCTGTTGATTATCTGCTCAATGAAAATCCGAACGATTGCCAGACCGCTTTTCAATTTAAGCGTACTTTGATGCGCCATTGCTTATTAAATGGGAATGCCTATGCGGTGATTACATGGGGTAAAGACGGACAGCCAAAAGCGATACACCCTTATCCACCCAGTGCGGTAGTTATCAATCGATTAGGTGAGCATCGATACAGCTACACCATTACCGAACCCTATAGCGGCAAGGTGAAAACCTACTTACAAGAAGAAATCTTACATTTACGTTATGCCACAGACGACGGCTTTTTAGGTCGTTCCCCCGTCACTATTTGCCGTGAAACATTGGGTTTAGGGTTAGCCCAACAGCGTCACGGAGCTAGCATCATGAAAGACGGCATGATGGCATCGGGGATCATTAAATCGGGTGAGTGGCTCGATAGCATCAAGGGCGCTAAGGCACTGGAAGCCTTAGAACGCTATAAAGGGGCGCGTAATGCAGGGAAAACGCCCATTCTTGAGGGAGGCATGGAGTATGAGCAGCTAGGCATGAGTAACCAAGATGCAGAGTGGCTAGCTTCACGTCGATTCACCATTGAAGATATCGCCCGTATGTTCAATATCAGCCCTATCTTTTACAAGAATATTCAAACAGTACCTACAGCAACTTTAGTGAGGCAAGCCGAGCCTTGCTCACTATCACCATGCGCCCGTGGTTAGCCAACTTTGAGCAACAAATTAAATCAGCTTTGTTACTCACTTCACCCGTACCAAATGTGCGCTATCAGGTGGAATTTGATACGGCTGATTTACTCCGTGCTAACCCTACGGAGCGTTTTAGAAGTTATGAAACCGCTATTAAGTCGGGTGTGATGTGCCCGAATGAAGCCCGTGAGCGCGAGGGATTGCCTCCGCGTGAGGGTGGGGATGAATTTAGCCAAGCGTGGAAACAGACGGTAGAAGTTAAAAAAGAGTCTGACAAGGTGGACGAATGAAAACAGGGCGATTGAGACACCATATTACCATTCAAAAAGCACAGAGGAAGCGGGAACCCTCTGGCGCGGTGATAACTGAGTGGGTGAATGTCACTACTGTTTCTGCTGAGGTAAAAGCCATTAGCGGACGTGAGTTAATGGCATCAGGTATGGTGATGAGTGAAGCCACTGTGCGTATCTGGTTACGTTACCGCGCGGATATTACCACCTCTCATCGTGTCGTTTATCACAAGTTAAATACGGTTGGTGATAAATTCGGCATTGTGGCGGTTATCCCTGATGCAAAACACACCCTGTTAGAACTGCTTTGTAAGGGAGGCGTATTTAATGAGTAAGCCCGAAATCACGTTAGAGGAAATGAAGCAACATTGCCGTATCGATGATGATTACGACGATGCCATATTAACTGTGTATGCCGAGGCCGCGCTGGAAGTTTGCCAACAACATATTGGTAAACGATTTGATGATGGGTTGCCATTCACTTCAGCGATTAAGGTGGGCTGTCTGATGTATATCAGTATGCTCTATGAAAACCGTGAGATGGTGGGTAGTGATGGATTAAAAGAAGTGCCCCTCACTATTGGTTCTCTATGGTCAACCTATCGAGATGTGGGAGTGTATTAGATGGCATGGCAACCTCTCAAGCGTTGTAGCTATCAGGGCTGCAAGCAGCGTGTGAAGTCTGGTCGATGTGATGAGCATAAGCGAGAAGCCAGACGACAACAGGATAGCCAGCGCGGAACACGAACGGAGCGAGGCTACAGCAATCGATGGGGCAGATACCGTTTACAGTACCTAAAAGCCAACCCGTTATGTATGCATTGTCTGGAACAAGGTACATATACCCCAGCCGTTATTGTTGATCACATTATCCCGATTGAGGGTGACAGTGATGTGTTGTTCTGGCCTGAATACAACCATCAACCCCTCTGCCAGTCTTGTCATAACCGAAAAACACAGCAACAAGACCCAATAACCAAGCAAAAGCGTAAAAACGGTGTTTATAGAGAGTTGGAAGCAAAAGCAGCACAGCATCATGATTGGCGACACGAGTATAACCAAAATGCGTGAAGATGAAATAAATCAGCTATTTAAAGGACTACTAAAGCACAGTGAACCGTACCGTAATAGGCAACAAAAAACGCCTACAAAGCCTGTAGTAAGGCGTGTAACACAACGTGATAGAGAGCTAATGGATTGCTTTAGAAACCGTTAGAAAGGCACACAGAGGGGGGTGGGGGCATCAAAATGACAAACGCCCTCTTCTCAGGAACCGACCATCCCCTCTAATTTTTACGCACGGCAATTTTTTGAAAATAATTTACTAGGAAATAGAGATAGTTATGGCAAGAGCACCCAAACCCCCCGTTTATCTTAATGAGATAGCCGCCAAAGAATGGAAAGCAAAAGCCAAAATATTGGCTGAACGTGATGATCTTACTTTAGCTGATTGGAACAATTTAGAATTGTATTGCGTCAATTATGCCATGTACCGCAAAGCCGTTGAGGACTTAGACAAGCGAGGATTTAGTATTATCAATAGCCAAGGTAGTGAGAGTCGAAATCCCTCACTCAGCGCTAAGGCTGATGCTGAAAAAATCATGATAAAAATGTCCTCACTGCTTGGGTTTGATCCTGTCTCTCGTCGTAAAAATCCGATTGAAACAGACGAAGAGGACGAGTTAGATCGCCTATGAACGCATGGGAGCAGTATGCGAGTGACATCAAAACAGGCAAAATTCCTGCTTGTCAGCGGCTGAAACAAGCCGTTGAGCGTTACTATAATGACTTAAATAACCCGCTTTACACCTTTGATAATGAGGTTGTAGAGCGTTTTATCGGGTTCTCTCGTGCCTGTCCGCACGTCAAAGGGCACTTGCGAGGTAAGCCGATAGAACTTGAGCCGTGGCAACAATTTGCCTTTGCTAATCTCCTTGGTTTCAAGGTGGTTGCAACGGGGCGTAGAAAGTACCGCAGTGCCTATATTCAGGTTCCCAGAAAGAATGCGAAATCAACCGTTGCCGCGATTCTGGCTAATTGGTTTTTGGTGATGGAAAACGGGCAGCAAGATATTTACACCGCAGCCGTGAGCAGAGATCAGGCGCGTATTGTGTTTGATGATGCCCGTCAAATGTGTGTGCTATCTAAACCACTGAAAAAACGGGTAGCCATACAGCAACATAAAGTGGTTAACCCGAAGCTAAACAGCATATTAAAGCCCCTTGCAGCAAAGGCGGCAACCATTGAGGGAACAAACCCCAGCTTATCGATTGTCGATGAATATCACTTGCACCCAGATAATGCGGTCTATTCCGCCCTTGAGTTGGGCATGGGAGCACGTCCCGAGGGGATTTTATTTGCTATCACCACGGCAGGAAGCAATGTTATTTCAGCTTGTAAACAGCACTATGATTATTGCTGTCAGATCCTTACAGGGGAAGAACAAAACGAATCCCTGTTTGCCTTGATTTATGAGCTGGACGATGAGAAAGAAATTGACGATGAAAGGCTGTGGATCAAAGCAAACCCGAACTTGAATGTATCGGTTGATGGTGATGGGCTATATGACACGATACAAAAGGCGCGCGGCATTCCTTCACAATGGACGGAAATGTTAACCAAACGCTTTAATATCTGGTGTCAGGGTGAGACTCCGTGGATGGGCGAGGGGGCATGGTTAACCTGTAAAATGGACTATACCGAAACAGACCTACGCGGCTTAGAGTGTTACGCAGGGATGGATTTATCTTCTACAGGGGATATCACCAGCGTGTGCTATACCTTTCCTGTCGATAATGAATTGTTGTTATTGACTCGTCATTATATCCCCGAAGCCCAGCTACAGAACCCAGCCAATAAGAACAGGGCTATTTATCGCCAATGGGTTAAGTCTGGTTGGTTGCGAACCACACCAGGGGATTGCATTGATTATGATCGTATTCGTGATGATGTGCTCAGGGATAGCCAAGTATTTGATATTAAACTCACAGGCTTTGATACATGGAACGCTACCCACCTAAGAACCCAACTACAAGGGGCAGGGTTAGACGTTGAGCCATTCCCTCAAACCTACATGAAATTTAGCCCTGTAGCGAAATCAGCCGAGGTATTCGTTAACCGTAAAATCATCCGTCACAATGGTGATCCAGTGCTTGCGTGGGCAATGGCTAACGTGGTGATGGAAACAGACGCGAACGCCAATATTAAGCCCAATAAAAAGAAATCCGCTAACAAGATTGACCCTGCAATCGCGTTCTTAATGAGCTTTGGTACATGGCAGATTGAACATGAAGATTTGCTTTTAGCTTAACGAAAGAACAGAAAGAAAAACTAAATAAGTTCAAAGGTGTTTAACTTATTGATATTTTTTTGTTTTTTATGGTTTTTTGTTGGTTTTATTTTTACATGTAGCCCATGATTCAAAATATAGATAATATGATTGAATATTAATTAAATATACTAGTTTTAGAGGTTTCCATGGATGAAGAAATAGCCAAAGAAATAGCAAAGCAAGTTACAAATGCTATTCTATCTTTAAAATCAGAATCAAATTATGTAAAAGACTATCTAGTTCCTATTCTAACACCTTTCTTATCCGCTATTTTAGGTTATATGGTTGCTAGATTTTCATTTGGAAGAAGTGAAAAAATCAAGCAAACAGCTTTAAATATAGAGAATGGTAATAAAATTTTTTTAAAGGTAGCGGATATTCAAGATTCATTGATTGCTGTGAAACTTAATTATTATAATAAAATAAATGATGACCCTCATAATAGGATTATAGGTTATCACTATATAGTTTCTAATATGGAAATGATTAAGGCTGATATTAGTACAATTTCATTTCTGATCAACAAGTTCGATCCAAGTGATAAAGCTAAGTCATGGTATAATATTCGCAGAATAAATATGCTTTTTGAAAATTATAATGCTTTTGTCATGTTGTTTAATGAGAAAAATGAACTTTCAAATGAATTTCAAAATAGGATAAATTCTAATAAAGGAAATGGTAAAATTACACCTGAGGAAATATGGAGATATGGCGGTAGTGATTTAATTCCTAAACTAATTTCACTTAATGAGAAAGCGATATATTTTCTTGATGATTTATTAAAGGAATCAATAGATTTTTTAGAGTCATATGAAAAAATTATAAGGTCAAGCGTTGATTATAAGCTTGTGTATAAGCAGGCTAGGATATTTGGCTATGTGAGTCCTGATAAAGGACAGGAAATATATAAAAGATCTATCGATGTGAATTATTCTGCTCTAGCGGAAATTTCAGGAATGGATGAAGAATTTTGGAAAAAAGAGCTAGATTTTGGTTATGAAAGATAGTATCTAGATAAATCAGCCAAATTAAAATAGTGCAATTTGGCTGATTTAATGTGTTCTAATGATTAAATACAGTCAATTTTTTTGAATTCACCCTCAATGTAATCGCGCCCATCATCTTCATACTTAACAAGGTTACATTGTCCTGGTAAACCGTATCGGCTAACAACACAACGAACACCAGGGGAATCACCAGATCCTTGAGTCCGATTTTGACGCCTTTCATAGCTTGATACTTTTTCTAATAACCCGTCAGCAACCATGCTATCTAGCGTTCTACGTGCTGATTCAACAATACTTTTCTTATCAAAAGAATCCATACCATTGAGTATGTAAGCAACTCCAGCAACGTCAAAAGGCGGTGAGCCTATTTCGCTAGTCACCCATTCGAGGTTATCAGCAGCAAACAAGTTCATTATCTCTTTTTTACGTTTAGTTATTCTCAT